AGGAATTGAACTTCTGGCGAGTGCTCAAATTCAAATTCAATGAATCTGCCAGAAACGAGTCTGCCGTAAAATTGCTCATTAACGGAGTCGAGGCCTATAGACCTGTACGATACAACAGTCCTCACATCAGAGCACTAAATAAAGAAGATATGAAGAAAGTCCACGAATCTGATCTCTTCTTTACTGATACTGAGTGTATATCTCCTCGCCGACCCATCAAATTCGGTAATATACCAGCTCAGACAGTCGTACTTGGTCGAAAACATGATTGTCAAATCATCCCACTTATGAACTCCTTCTACCGTAACTTCTTAGAGACGACGGCTAAAACCACACTTGATATTAAACCACGTGAATACACTATCTTTGGACTCAATCCTGCAGCCCAGAGACGAATCAGACAGGGTTATGATCATTGTACTGATACATACGCTCTTTAATGGAACGCTTCCTACGCCTGATCCCGAAATACATCTTCCAGCGACCAGTCTTCGTTCACTATGGTGGACGTGAAAATGATATTGCTTTCCTTCATCGGTATGTCAAGGAACCAGGTCCATGTGTTGATTGTGGCTCTGTTGGCCTATTTTACACAAGACCTAATGGTATTTTATGTATTGCACATTATCGTGCAGTCTCAAAAACCGGTAAACCACCAGAAATCACAGCCTTCGCTGGCGCTGAGACTTTCGATCTTCAAACGTTATTTGACAATACCTCCCTTGGCTCACATGTGCCGGATGCCATTCAAGAACACAGCGCTTATGGTGATGCAGTCAGTGTTAGAAATCTTTACTATACGCAGACTGATCTTACCAACTTCCGCGAATTCAGAGACTTGCCTACATACGAATCAGCGCGTATGAAAGCTGATATTGAGTGTATAAAGCTCTGCTACAACTTGGGTAATCCGCTCAATGGAGGGTATCTCTTGTCTGACTACACTACCGTCAACTTTGGTGTAACATACAACTACTCAATCAAACCGCCGATCGACATTCAATGTCTCCAAACGCCGAAAGTCAAGCAGTACACCTACAACTACAACAACATTCGGCAAATCGATCTCATCATCCCAAATAATGCCAGTGAAAATGAATCAACAGTGGTATTTTCGGAGATGAAGATAGAACCATCAATGTATCCTCGCGTCGTTTCGCAAGTTGAGTGTATTCGTCATACGAGATACTCATCTTTCAGATACAATTCCTTGGTCGATTCCTTTATTCGGTATCAATGTTACATCACTCGAGAGTTGGACGTTGATCTAAATGACAAATTGTACTACGGAGG